CGCCAGTTGACCGAAAACCGGTTGATTGGCACTCTCTTCTTTATAGTGCAGAGAAGCACCCTAAAAAACACATAGTGCAGAGAAGCACTCTAAAAACGCAAAATTCACGGTGAGAGAACACCTAAAAACGCAGGAGGTAATAAGAATGGCAAGTTTAAAAGAACTGTTGGGCGATACGTACAAGGAAGGCATGACGCTTGAAGAGATTGAAACTGCGCTGGCTGAAAGGGATTTGGTGGACCGTTCAGAGCTCGGAGAAGTTGTGAGCAAGGCTATATTCGATAAAACGGCTTCGGAATTATCGGCGCTTAAAAAGGAAGTAAAAAAGCTGAAGGAAAGCTCAATGACAGCAGAAGAAAAGGTGCAAGCGGAGCTTGATAAAGCAACAGAGCTACAGAAACAATACGGCAGAGAACTCGCAAAGCTCAAGGCTAAAGAAATATTTATAGGAGCCGGGCTGGCCGAAAAAGACTACGCTCCCTTGCTGGATGTGGTAGTGTCCGAGGACGAAGAGGTGACAGTCGGCCGAGCGAAGGCGATGGTGGATGTTATCAATGCTCAGAAGCAGGCGGTTGAAAAAGCGGTAAAGGCAGATTTGTTAAAGAGTACACCTAAACCCCCTGCTGGCTCTGGCGCTAATCCTAAAGTGGATTACGAAAAAGAAATTGCGGCAGCCCGGGAGCGCGGGGACATGGTTGCTGTGGCAGCATTGATACGCCAACAGCAAATGGCTGAAAAGCAAAATGAATAAAGGAGATGATTAAATGCCAGATCAGGTTATTACCAGTTTTGGAGTATTGAATTACTCCGGGATGTTATTTAATAAAGGCAATACCAGGACGCCTTTCAGCACTGTAATAGGTGGCAAAAGAAAAGTTACAAACCATGTAGAGTTTGTAACAGGACAGGAATATCAGACCGAGGGCGGCAGTCAACCGAATATTTCAGAAAACCAGTCTTTGACTGCTCCTGACGCAACGTACACTACCAGAGTGCAAAAAACAAACGTCACTCAGATTTTCCATGAATCTGTGTATATCAGCTATGCGAAACAGTCGAATATGGGAACTTTGTCTGGAGTGAATATATCAGGCCAACAGGCTAATCCGGCAAACGAACTTGATTTTCAGATAGCCGCTAAGATGGCTAAAATCGGACGGGACATTGAATATACGTTCATCAATGGTTCCTACCAAAAAGCCGATAACGACAACACGGCAAACAGAACCCGTGGAATGATTACAGCGATTACTTCCAATGTTATTGATTTGAACGGCAAGTCTTTGAGAGTTTGGGACATTGCTGAACTTATGAAGCTCGTATACGAAGCTCAGGGAAGCCTCAACGGACTTGTATTGTGGGTTGACCCTGTAAGCCTGTTCCAGCTTAACGCTGACGCCGAGCAGAACGGTAATACAATAGTACCCGCTTCTCGGAATATCAACGGTATTTCTATCAATACCTTGCTGACTCCCCTTGGAGAAGTAGGGGTATATCTTGGCGAATTCCTGCCGGAAGGCACAGTGATGCTGTGGAATCCTGCTGTTGTTGCGCCCGTTGAGCAGCCTCATCCGGAAAAGGGCAATTTCTTTTTAGAGGAACTTGCGAAAACAGGTGCAGGTGCGAAGTACCAGATATTCGGTCAGGTAGGGTTGGATCATGGTCCGGAATGGTATCATGGTAAGATTTTCAACATTTCCACCTTGTTTGAGAAACCGAAGCCTGGAAAGATAATCTATACGGTTGATCCGATTGAGGTTACTGAGATTCTTCCTGAAATTGAGAGCGTGACATTAGCCTCTGCGATATACAATACCGCTACTCCCGCTTTGACTATTACCTATATTGGACAGCCGTTGAGTAATCCGACCCTTACTTATCAGTGGATGAGAGGCAATACTCCTATGGGTACATTTACTAACATAAGCGGGGCTACGAGTGCAATCTATACACCGGGCGCTGATGATTTAGACAAATTCATCAAAGTTAAGGTTACCGCTACGGTTACTGCCGTTGGTAGTGCTACCTCTAACGCTAAGAAAGTACAACCGCAGACAATTCAGGTAGCAAGTGAGATTACTTCCGGAGATCCCGATGCTATAGTTAGCACATTGAGTGCGGCGGTTGCCGGACTTGAGAAAACTAATTTTGCAATAACCAAAAATGATGCTGAATATACAACCTTTACGGTAAGCGCGGGAGTTGGTAATACTAGCTACACAATCGGGCTTAACGAGGACGCTCAGGCTAGTGATGTATTCACCGTAACAATAACCAAAACGGGTTATGTGTTCGAGGGTACGGCAGTTAATAACAAAATCGCATCATAAATGATTGGAAGGAGGGATAGAGGATGGTACAACTCGACCGTCTGAAGATACAATTACAAATTACCGACAACGAGGAAGATAACCTTTTGCTGGAATTGTTGGATGTCGCGAAGTATGCCATCCTCTCCCGCCGCTATCCTTTTGGCGAGTTCCCTGTTGATGATACTGGAGAGCCTATTTTACCTGACCGCTATCTGAACTTGCAGGTCCGGATCGCTGTATATCTCTACAACAAGATAGGGGCAGAAGGGCAGATAAGCCATAGCGAGAACGGTATAAGCCGGGGCTATGAACCAGGGGATATTCCGGAAAGTCTTTTGAAAGAAGTCACCCCTCTTGTGGGAACGCCGACTAAAGTTACCGTGGAGGGAGAGTAATGAGGCTGCTGAAACGAAACACAAGAATAATCTACTACAAGCTACTTGTTGACAAACAGCCAATAAAGGACGAGTACGAGAATGAAACCGGCGAGTATGAGCTCATATACTCCGAAAATCCTGTAGCTGTAAGAATGAGTGTTTCGGG